CAAGCCGTTTACGAGCAAACCAAGTCTACAGCACTTGATAGATATGTATCTCGATTGTGCGTATGATGCTATCATCTCCAAGGATGCCATACTCGTTGCCCTTAATGCTAAAAAGGTATACGGTGACCCCGGAATATTCTTAATTATAAAGGAATTATAATGAGCGAAAAACATCAGGGATTGTCTCAGGAAGCTATAAATGAACGACGAGAATACAGAGAAGTGTTAGCTTCCGCGCGGGCGGAAGAAATAGAAAAAGACAAAAAGAGATTCTTTTGCTCTAAAGATAAGGACTGGCAGAATCAGATAGGAAAAGACCTGATGGACTGGGCCGATACTGAGGATGCAAGATTACTCGATTCATTCCCTTTAAAGAGAGGATACTCTCCTCGAAGATTCTACAAGATGGCAGAATCGAACGAATTCTTTGCAGAATGCCTTGAGTATGCTAAAGCAAGATTGGGAGAGAAGATAGAAGGAAAACTTAAAGATAATTCTGTTTATCTTTTTAAGGCTTTACCGCTTTATTCTACGCTATGGGAAGACCAAGAAGAGCGAAAGCGGAAAGACGATAGTAAGTTTGTACACGTTTATAAAGAAGTTCAGGTTGAAATACCGATTATAGGGAAGAAAGATGAGTGAAAAGAAACCATTAAACGACTCAGAATGTTCTGCGATTCCATACTATAAAAGTGCTTTTATTTATATACCACCTAAAGAACCGACTGGTGTAGAAAATACGCAAGAAGAAGATGATGATGAAGAAAAACATTGTTTAGTTTTTCATGGTGAAAAATTTAAAATGACTGTTGTGTATAGAGAATACGAAGATACAACAAAAGAAGAATACTATAAAACATTATCTGCCAAACAATTAAAATCTGTTTCTTGTACTAAGTGTAATGAAAGAATCGCACCTGGTTATTTTATTGTAGAACATGATGGATATTGCACTGCAGAACATAATCTAATTGTATGGAAGGAACATGAATAACATAGAACTATGTCCTTTATGTGAAGATCCTTTTGTTGATCATCCTCTTACTAAGATAAATGAAGAAGAAGAGGTATTAGTCTGCTTTGGTAGTAACGATTCTATTGATGATAAAAAAGATCATGTGCTTAAATGGATAGATACTATTATGAATAAATAGAGTTTAACTCCCCTTCCTTACGGTACTTTTATCAGACCTCCGCCGTAAGGAAGGTCTTAGATTTTTGTATGAGCGACGCTATCGAGGAGGTTTATCCTTTTACTCCCTTCTTGGTAGCGTCCTAGAAAAAGGATTAGTAATGAATAGCATGTACAAAGACAAAGATGTTTATTGGTTTATAAAAGAGAATAATGAACTTGATGGGATAATGAGAGAGCCCACATCTGAAGAGATGGCTGAATTTACTCGTTTTATGGGTCTTAAGACTATAACCCTCGATAATATGATTCGATTAGTTAAAACCTTTTCTCCAAAAGCTCAATTAAGAGACGACTACAGCTTTGATATACAGGACGGACCGTGGGGAGGCCCCCATATAAAAACTAGCCTACAAAAGATATTAAGTTCTTCAATCACATCTCCTTGGCGCCTGTATATGGAATACGAAAAGATAAAACCATTCACCCAAGGTAATGGTGTAAGCGGCCGAGCCTTATGGGCATGGAAAGCACAGGATATAAGTGAAGGCTTTCTGGTAAAGTTTTATACGCAAACACTCAACGCTTTTAGAAATAATTTTAGAACGGAAGAAAGTGTATAATGTTTTTTAGAATCGTGACCAGTGAAGAAAGTGAACGACGTAAAAAAGAACTGTCTGGTGATGATGAAATTGCCTGTCAGCACACGATGAAAAAAGTTATTTTCATGGCTAAGGTGCTCCTTCAGGTTAACATGGACACGGCAACTCAATTTAAAGTACCTATTGATGCTAATGATAGGCAATGGTGGGCATATGATACACAAGATATAAAGCTTTTAGAGCGCAGCATTTCAACTCTTTTTCCAGGACAAGAATTATTATCCCCGGAAGAGTGTGGATGTAATACGCCACAGTTTATCGGAAGATTCTTCTTTGTTTCTGAATTAAATAAGAACAGGGATAAAAATAATAGATTCAACTTATTGGAAAAGTGAATGATAAAGCTTGATAAGTTTACACCCCGCCCCTATCAGATCCCTTTCTTCGAGGCCATGGAGAATAGCAATGGAAAGTACCGTGCCGCTATTTTCGTTGGACCTCGAAGGTTGGGTAAAGACTATATGGTGTGGAACTTTTGTATTCGGTGGGCTCTAAGGAAGACGACAACGGTGTTGTACTTCCTTCCTGAATATAAACAAGCTAAAAGTGTTATCTGGGATGCAATAAGTCATGAAGGGGTTAGGTTTCTTGATCTTATTCCCCCAGATACTATTAAATCGCTCAATGCTTCTGATCTTAAGGTTACTTTTAAAAACAACAGTATTATTCAGTTAAGAGGATCGGATAAGTATGATACATCTGTTATTGGGTCTAATGCTAGCCTTATTGTTTTTAGTGAGTTCAGTCGCGCTGATTATCGTGCTTTTGAATTTGCCAGCCCTATTATTGCTGCTAATGGTGGTTCTATGGTTTTTATTAGTACCCCCTTTGGTAGAAATCACTTCTACGATCTATGGAAGAGAAGTGAGCGTTGGCCTGATTGGTGGCGGTATCTTATTACTGTTGATGATACTGGCCACATCAGTGAAGAAGCGCTAACAAAGGAACGAGAAATACATTCAGAAGAGTTCATACAACAGGAATATTATTGTTCATGGGACCGGGGTGTTGAAGGAAGTTTTTATGCTCGTTATATTACTGAAATGTATAAAGATGGCCGTATCGGTACAGTCAATCATGATCCTTCTCTTCCTGTATTTACAGCATGGGATTTAGGATACAATGACCAAACGGTTATCATATTAGGTCAGATTACTACCAATAATTTGGTTCGTGTTATCAATTGCTATGCTAATACGAACCAACCTCTGAGCCATTATATAAAGTGGCTCCAATCACAACCGTATATCTATTCAAAGCATTTCGCTCCCCATGATATAGAAGTACACGACTACCAAACAGGCAATACGCGAATAGAAATGGCTCGTAGTCTTGGTCTTAACTTTGAAGTGAGAGAAGACAAGGGAAAACTCATGAGCGCAACTCCACGTGTTTCTGTAGCAGATGGTATAGAGAAAGTTATGGTATCTTTTAGTCGTATATATATAGATCAGACTAAGTGTAAGAGTCTTATAACGGCATTAGAGTCTTATCATAGGGAATGGGACCAAGAACGGGAGAAATATAAACAGCAACCCTACCATGACAAACACTCAGATTTTGCTGACGCTTTTAGAATTATGTGTTTAACGCTCGATCTTCATCAAAAAGGTATGACTGAAGAGGATGCCCGTAATGCATACAATAAAGCTATGCTAGAAAAGAATCATGAGGGATTTATTAATCCTTTCAGTGAGGCAGGTAATAGATATAAAGGAAGGATGTTTTAGGTGGACAGTCATGAACAAAGATTAAGGCTTATTGAAATTACATTGTTAGTACTTGCAATCACTAAATGTAATTTTTTCTACATTAAATGTTTGCTTTTTTATCTGTTTTTTTTAGATCAAGGGCGTTTTGTAATAGATGTAATTAATATATATAAAGGAAAGAGACCTTAATGAGTGATAAAGCTTTTTATACAATAACAAATGAATCTTTTGAAAGAGAAATATACTATATACATGATCTTGAAAAATATCTTTCGCCTCTTGAGAATAGAAAAGTCATAGAACAGTTCGAAACAAAAGATATAAATCAGGCTTTCTTAATTAAATTTTATCAAAAGATGTTTCTCAAAAGGCCAGAATATTATGATATGGCTCCTTTTTTATTTGATACTCACCGTCATTGTTACATCATATTTATACATGAAGATTTAAAAGACAGGTTTTTTAAGGTTATACGTCGCATAAATTCTAGAAGATGCCCTAAAATAGATCTCGTGAATCGAAAAAAAATTTTGCCTAATAGTTTTTATTCGCTTAAAGAAACTCCCCTTGAAATTTCAGGTGACGGTTACTGCATGAAAGTAATAATAAATAACAAATTAGGGGTTTATTCGGAAAGTGATCATAAATACCATTGCTTATCTATAATACA